GTGCAGAAGCTTTTATAATTGATGCAGACAGACTGATATCTGATGTCCAATCAATAATAAAAGAGCGGCAAGCTAATCCTAATTTAGAGCCCATATTTTTTGATGTCCCTGAAATTGCGGGATCTGATTTTCCAACACAGTTACCTGAGGATCTAGAAGAAGTTGAATCCTTGTTTGATTTAGTCTTTGGTCCCCCAAAATCAACGGAGGGTCAGTTCCTACTGACTGCTGATGGACTATATTATGATTCACAGTCGGGTGGGTTAGACCCAGCCTTTATTGAGCTATCAGGCTTGTCGGCTCAAATTCCTGTTGAGGAGAAATGGAAATTTGATCAAGACCCCGCTATAGGCGGCAAGGGTGTTCATGTATCCTTGGATGATATTACTTCTTATATAGATACTCTTTTTGATCCTGATATTATTGATGACAGCTTAAATATACAAGAGTATTACGATGAAGATCACTTTCTTCAGCATTTAATAGGAGAAAAAAATAGGGAAGTTTATGATCTCTCTTCTCATATTACTGATCTAATAGCAGGGGGTAACGATGCTGATTCGGCAATTGTAATAAATATGCGACAATCACTTTATTCAATTATTTCAAGATACAGTGATCAAATACGACGAAGAAAAAAGCAAATTGAAATCGCTGCTAAAGCCCCACTTATATTAGATCCCAAAAATACAGTAGATACAAAATTTGTGCCAGGAAATATTCCGATAAATGATTTCTCATATTTAGCTGATTATAATGTTGTTCCAGCACTAGAGAAGCAAGAAAAACTAGTTTTTGAGATGGCTGATGTTCAGGGCATGGTTTTACCTATACAACCAAAATTTGTAGTAGCTCCTAATCCAAGAGATGGGTTTATTCCTGGGCATTTAATGGTTCCTACAGTAGGAAAGGGCGATATAGTTTATTCTTCAAGTAGTGTCAGTGGATCTGAGGCATTTGTATTAAATCTAACTGATGATATTGTTACTGACAAATTAATTGCTGTTTACAATTTCCTACAAACTGATGTGGAAAGTCCTTCATCAACTAAGTTCCAAGTTCTTAATTGTGCAGACATAAATATTTCTGCTAATGCTCAACTAGTTGCAAGTGATTCATCTTCTGTGTTTTTCTCTGGCTTAGGTATACCTTTTTTCGAAGGTATTGGGGAGTATGCCTCTACCCCACAATATCCTTCTAGTGTTGGTAGCTTCGGAAAACTTCCAGATACGGAAGATTTCCGTAATCTTACTTATTCCCCTGATGGGTTCACTATTGAATCCTGGGTTCATGTACCTACTCTGACAACTTCTGGGCAAACAGGGTGGAACTTGACTGGGGGTAATACTATTACCGATTCCTCATCTTTACATCGTTTAATTTTGGGATCTGAAACTACAGGGGGTACAGTCTCCTCTTATGATGAAACTCTGATACTTCCGTCATTTGGTACTGCGGTTACTAGGGGAATGCTACTTGGGTTTACGATAGATAAACAAATTGTTTCCTATACCGAACCATCTAATGATCCTAAAGCTAATGCTGCACTTAGTGATATTAACTTTTATATAGCTCCAACGCAATCTGCGGGTTTTTCGTCAGTAGGCTTTACGAGAAATATAGATAGTGGATGTTTCAGTGGTATTCAATATCACGGGGTTTCTGTCCCAGCGTCGGCGGTTGCAGCAAATGGTAGTTCTACTATTGGAGCAGTGTCTGGGGGGTTTGTGTTAGTAACTACCGTTATTGATCCTATTAATGATAAGGTAAATATATATGCTGATGGGTCTTTAGTTGTTACTTCTGGTTTAGTTTCCTCATTAGGTGCTGATTCTCTAAAATCTTTGAATTTACCAACTTTTACAAGTACTAGTAGTTTTGAATACGGAGGATCCGCTTTTTGCACATATTATGGAAATGTTCCTGATTTTAACGGAGGACCTAAATTTAATACTAGCACTAACTATTCGTTTGTTCCCTGGATAATAGGTGGAGGGTACACTGATCTTCTGGATGCTAAGGATAGTACTTTAGACTACGGAGGGTTTATGGGTAACTATCATGGACGAAAGAGTGGCCTAAGGGGTCACCTTGGAAGTTTGAAGTTTTACAAGAAACCACTAAATAATACAGAGGTTCTAAAAAACTTTACAGCTCAAAAAGGATTTTTTAAGAATATTGAAGTCTAATGGTTACAACAACTAAATATGGAAAAGAGGTTAGTCCTGCTATACAGAAGAGTCCACTTCCTATAGCGAAGAATGAATATGGACTTCCTTTCCCTGTGGGCGCTGATCCTATACGGCCATTCTTTCATAAGATAACGGGACTAAAGAAAATTCTTAACGGTGTTCACCAAATAATTGGAACTACGCGGGGAGAGCGAGTGATGCTTCCAAATTTTGGTTGTAATTTAAAACCTTATGTATTCCAGCCTCTAGATGAAATAACTTTTAATGAGATTAGACGGGAAGTGTTAGAGAGTATAACTTTGTATGCTCCTGGCGTAAAAATTCTCAAACTTGGAGTATTTGAGGATTCACAATATAGCCCAACAGGTGGACATGGCTTAATTGTTAAATTGCTACTCCAATTAAAAGATGAAGAAGATCTTATTATTGAAACTGAGGTGAAAATAGCATAATGGCCTTTTCTGGTACCGTAGATTCCGATTTTGAAAAACTTGTTGTAGTTCCTGAAGCTAATAAGGATACTTTGATTGATTTTGCAGCCACAGATTTTGCTGATTTAAAGAATTCCTTGATAAAGTATATGAAAACTGTTTATCCTTTAGACTATCACAACTTTGCTGAGTCTGATTTGGGTATGATGTTGGTGGAAGTTGTCGCTTATATGGGAGCTGTCATGTCTTTTAAGGCTGATATGCTAGCACATGAAACTTTTTTGAGAACTTCAAAAAATATTCACAATGTCCGTAAATTGATGCAGCTCATCGGGGTCACTATGCGTGGCCCAACATCCGCCGCAGCAAACGCCAAATTAGTTTTGGCTTCAGAACCAACATATGACACTGCTCATGCGTCCTCTTTGTTTATTCCTGCTGGGGACCGTACTGCTACAATCACATCCCCAGAGGATGGTGGCCCCCTTAACTATACCCTTTATAAAGTAGTTAATGGTTTTGTTAATGAAGCTAATACCCACGCTGGAATTACTTTATACTCATCTGAATCAGATAATATTGTTCTTGGGCCAGGAACTGTTTATACAAATCTTGCTTTACTGGAAGGGGCGTTAGTAACTTTGGCTGGTACCTTTGGTCCTACAGAAGGTCAGGTAAAGACTATTCCTATATCCCAGACCCCTGTAATTGAGGGTAGTGTAGATGTCTTTATTAATTCTAGTAATGCCAACGCATCTGGGGCTTATACTAGAGTGGATAATTTGTATTCTGCTTCTGGACCTTCTGATAAAATATTTGAAGTTAGGTATGATGATGATTTTGCTGGAACAGTAGTATTTGGAGATGGTACTATAGGCATCTCTCCTCCTGATGATGCTAGTTATTTTGTAACTTGTAGGGTAGGAGGAGGTTCTAGAGGTAACATTCCTGCCGATTTTCTTTCGATGGCTCCTACTGTAAGTTCCGTTGGCGGGGATATTGTATCAGAATTAACGAACCTTAGTCAAGGTACAGGAGGGGGTGCAGTAGAATCAGTAGCACATGCTAAAAAATATGCACCCTATACTTTTAGAAGACAAGACAGATTAGTAACTTTGCTTGATTATACTGTTTTTGCTAATTCATACACAGGGCCACTGGGAACATTAGGGAAGGCTAAGGCTGTGACAAGAAATGCTTTTAGCTCTGCTAATACAATTGATGTTTATGTTCTAGAAAAAGCATCTGATATTCAATTACAAAGGGCTACCCCAGCATTTAAGAAATCTATGTTAACAGCAATGCAAGATAAAAAAATGATTACTGATGAGATAGTAATTGTTGATGGATTGATTAGAACTTTAGATTTAGTTGTCACTATAAGAATTGATGAATTATTAGCAAAGAAAGAGGAACTAATAAAACAAGCTGTTAGAAATGAAATTTTAAATTTCTTTATGACTGATAATATTGATTTTGGGCAACCCTTGGTTATAGGGGAATTAAATAGAATTATGTTTGAAGTTCAAGATGTTAGGTACGCCACCGTTGATAACTTAGATGATAATATAAAAGTTGATTTTAATGAAATAATTCAGCTTAATAACTTAACTATTAGAGTAGACTTAGTATAGTGGTAGATAGAGCTAATCTTTCTTTTCCTGGTACTATAGGCCCACAAAAGCGGGCCTACTTTAAGAGAAATTATGTCAAAGCTCTAGAGATTATTACCCCTGATGTATACCTTGAAGAAGACTATGAGCTTAGTGGGGTTGAACTTAATCCCTTTTCTAGGATAATTAATACTCATATAAATTTAGCTAATAATGGTCTTGCAATAGGGTTAGGTATTTCGGCTACCGATGGGTACCCTGATATCGACACATTTGATGGATTTTCTGAATTTTTCGTTACTCAAAATAATTTAACAAATGTTACCCCTTTTAGTTTTAATGAAAAAATTCTAAAACCTCTTGGAGTTACTTGGTCAACTTTTGATACTAGTACAAGTTTCCAAGCTTGGGTTTCTGGGGTGTTGATTCCTAAAATAACAATAAGTAGCCCAAACCTAGTAGAGACAACAGAAGCCGCGTTCGCTAGTACCACCTCTGGTACCCATGAATATCTAATTAGAAACTTATCATGGTTTTATTTTCTAACTGCGGCTGGGAACCCTGAGTTAAATTATGCGCCCTCTTCCTATGTAGAGACTGCACTAGCTAGAGATTTGTATGCGGGAAAAACACTAACACTAAATGACGGAATTAAAGGTGCAACTGAATATATTTGGAGAAACTATTCTGCTTCTGCAATTTTTAGTAGCGTTGATCTTCTTCCTGCTCCATTTATTTCTTCTATAGAAAGTACAAGTAGCACTTGGACTAGTGGTACGCAACTATTAGAGAACCTCAATACTGCTATCGATATTCTCTATTCCCCAGCAGTGATGGATACTCAGGACACCGAAATAGCCGATGCCCTGTATAATTATAAGTCTGTTGGATCCTATTTATCAGACACTGAAGCCAAAGGTCCATTTTATAAATTACTAAAGATTTTAGGTTTTGCTATTTCTGATTATGTTGAAGATTCAGAAAAACTTTCTCTACTTTATGATATACAAGCGTGTCCAGACGAGTATCTTCCTCTTCTTGCTGAATTAATTGGATGGCATTTATTTGGACATGATAGTTCTAGACATAGACTACAATTACAAAACGCCGTAGAAGTTTATAAAAGGCAAGGAACTAAGGTAGGTGTTCAATTTGCATTAGATTCTGTATTTGCTTCTGGAGTTTTTGATGTAAAAACTAAGATAACTGAACTTTGGGAATCATATATTCCTAATCTAATTCTTTATACTTTAGTTTCTGAGTCGCCATTATTTGTAGATTTAACTACTTGGACTCAAGAAGAAGCAATTGATCGTGGGATTGCTTCTTATAGTACTTCTAGTATAGATGAAAATATAAGAACTGTTGTAGATCATATTCTTTTAGCTTTAATTAAGAAACATCCTGATCATTTTCCTCTCGCTGGAACAACAATTAAGAATCTTATAGAGAAGGAAGATTTATCTTTTTGGTACCGGGGTAGAGTATTTAGTGCTCCTCCATTTGAAGAATATAAGTACTATAAAGATTCTAAAATTAGTGTAGCCCTTTTAGAGTCTCTAAAGGAAATTTTAATTAATTCCTTCTGTATACCAGAAGGTATAGCAGATGGGCTTAATACTTATATAAAAGATAATACTATTAATACTATTAATACAGTCTCTACTAATTTTGTTGATAATCAGTGGTTATTTTTTACTTCCGGGGTTACCTATCCTAATAATGAATTTGTTATATTAGATAAATTAGGAAATGAAGCAAATGTAAAAACACTAGAAAGAAGAGAAAAATATCTTTCTCTTTGGAATGGTAAATCATCTCATGTTAGTATTACTGTTCAAGCTGACGGATTTAATTTTACTAAAACTGCCTTGGAGGGAGATTCAGGACAAATCCTCATACAGGCTGGTAAGATATTAAAACATTATGTCCCAGCCCACGCTATTGTCGCTTTTATGGCGGAAGTATCTGGGACAGATTATATTTATGACAATGACGATCTTGTAGCTCTATGGTCCCAGTGTTTCCCACAGGAAACCTTTGAGGCCGTTTCTAGTGTGGGGTTATCGAGGTATGGTAGCGTAGCTGCTGACACGAGAGCGCTATACGCATCTCCTACTTTTACCAGAGACGCTGTTGACGGAGTGAATTGTACTAATACTCTGCTCAGTCAGAGAGGTCTATCAGATGCTATGGTGTCCTCTACTGCTACAACTGTAAAGCCTAGAAGGGCTCTTCGGAGAAAAAATCTAGTAAACTTTATTGAAATGTGCAAGCATTACAGTAGGACTGGGTATAATATGCCCCTATCATTTGATGCTTCTACACAAGAGTATTCCATGGCTAGTTCCGTTGGTTTTATTCCTTTAGGATACATAGCATCAGCGAATAAATTTCAACCAGCAGAAGTTTCTAGTTTGCATGATGTATGGTCAGTATGTGAAGATTTAAATAATGATAGAAATCAAGTGTTGCCTGTTGTAGGATTAATGCATAAACTAACAGAGCAATTAAATTATAAAACGGCAGAGAAAGCAGTTTTGAACGCTTCAGCTGACTTTGCACCCTCTTCTAGTTGGAAAAATCATATACTAAGTTACGCTAATTCGGCTGTGGAAAATTTGGACTGGTCTCCGTCTGCAAATTGGTTTTACAACTTTGCTTGGGGCAGGGGTATTAATAGTTTATATCATGACTATATTACACATATGGGATCACATGTTACTACCCCAGAAATTCTTAGTAGTGAGGGAGGATTAGATATTATATCCCATGCCTATGGCCCCTTACTGTTTAATAGTACATTTAATGCAGACGGGTCAGCGGTCTCCTCTACAGTGGCCCCCATATTATCTGCGTCTTCATTCCATAGTTCCGCTATCAGCGCCTTGAACTATGGTGGGGGGTCTGGTGTTTTAAGTTTCTTTGGCGGTTCCGCGTATGGAACTATAGAAGTTACAGATATTGCTGATCTTCCTGTATCTGCGCATGTTAGTGGGGCAGCAGAATTAAGAAATCCTGATATTGCTAGCGGTATAGAATTAGTGGTTACTTCAGCAACACCAAGTGATCTTAATCATTTTATAGTATTTAAAATTGATCCAGTAAATGCTCCCCAAACTGTAGATAAATCTCTTGTAAATAATAGAATTATTAAAATGAAGGCAGTTGATGGATTTCCTAGAATTAGAATAGACTTAAATAAGTATGGCTTGAACTCTTCTAATGTAGAAGGTAACTTACTTATGCCTGAGCATGAGTTCAAATTCAGCACTAAATTTTTAATCTCTGATGAAACAAAACCCATTATAGGTGGTGGGTCTTTGGGAGTATTTATTCATACTGCGGTGGAAACTTCGGATAATGTTATTTGGATCTGGACTCCGCAAGAGAATTGGGTTAAAGTTAGCGCGAAAAGCCTAACAAAAGATGCTATTATAAATAAATACTCTCATATTAAGCATTTACCGTTAGAAACGGTTGATACATCTGATATTCCTCTTAATATCTGTGGGGAAGAATCTTATACTTCTTCTCTTACCATGCCTCAAAAGTTTTCAGTAGATACTTTTAAAGATTTTGAGTTTACTTTTGATACCCGTAATGACAGAATTATTGTTGATAACCAGTATTTTGCTTCGGGTTCAGGTCTTTGCGCTTCGACGGTTACAGGGCGGCAAGTGCATAGAGCAGATCAAAAGTATGTTATTGAGATATTTATGCTTCCGTCATTAGCAAACGAATCTATAGCAACTATACTAGAATCAGTGTCTATGATAGATTTAACTGAATTTGATAAAACAAAGATAAAACTACCCTTCTCTTATAGCACTTCATTAGGATCGTGTAGTGCACAGGCGGAAGTGGGAGTCGAAAGACAGGACATGTTGACAGTCCTTGATCACTTTAAATCAATGGCAACAGGTTCGTTTAGTAGAAACGCAGTTGTAACCTCCTCAACTATGGACACAAGTGGAGGAAGTAAGATAAACTATCGAGAGCACCCAGAGTGGACCGAGGGGCACACCACTGTGAGTGGATTATATACAGTAGTAGAGGCGACAAACTAATGCGAGGTTCTGTTGAAATATATAAAGCTTACGGGTCACCATCAGAGGAATTATTATATAAAGAAAATAACCTACTGGTGGATGGAGCAGGTAGTTTGGTAGTAGATATGCTAACTACTTCCCCCAGCCTATCCGCAATTAACTCTGCCGCTTCCCTGCTAGACACATCAAACTTCACCGTACAAGCGATATCCTTTGGTAAAGCGGCTTCTGGTTATACCCAGAATGCGCACAGATTTCTTGATACTGGTAAGAATATTCTAAACTATACAGAAGCGCCTGATTTTTCGGGCACTGGCGGTTGGCAAAGAAGTGGTTTAGGTAGCTTAACAGTT